CCGGCGTATCGTGAGGCATAATTTCCAACAGAGGCTGCACCAGTGTTGTAATTATCACGATAATGAGTCAAATTCTTTATTAATAAAGATTGACCACTTGTTGTTGTAGCATTCACCATTGAGGTGGTTGCTATCCTAACTACTTTTAAGTCTATCCCGTAATCCAGAAAGTTAGCTGCAGGGTAAAAATGCTCTGCTGCTATATCTGTATTAGCGGGTTCCCCGAAGGATTCAACAAGTCCTTTACCAGAACTTACTGTAGTTACTTCTTCGGATGGCCCCCACCCGAAATAACCACAATACGCTCCTGTAGAACTTGAGACCGCAGGAATAACATTAGTAGCATCGATTTCTTGAACCTGTACACCAGGCGAAACTTGAAATGCCATTTAATTATCTCCTAATTGATTTTTTATAGCTATAAAAAATTATTATTAAACGAATAAGAGAATTATTCCTCTTATTCAACTAGTATTTATAATTTAGTAAAGTTTAACATCACCAACAACTGTCCACATATCACCACCTTCCTTATAGGTTTCTGGTATATGTTCACCACTATCGATGATACCAAAAGGTACCATATCATCTTCTATCATTTGTTGTTGTTCGTCATACAACATTTTCTTAAGTTCAATGTCTGTTAGACTCTGAAAGTATGGGGTCGTGACAAACCATGAAAACAAGACTAGGTTCATGACTAAATCATCATGATTACCTCCGTCAGCTTCATACGACTGTCCTTTACCCACGAATGTGACTAATTCATTGATTGTAAATTTATCTATTACTCTTAACTTATTCTCTTCCAACAACTCTTTGAGTGTTGAACACCCTATCTGTTTGACCTTCCTAGTCATCATCACACCAATTCCACTCGATTTAACTGAGGATTGTGTGAATACATTGGGATATTCTATATCATAGTGAAGACTATTACAAACTATTTGACCTTGATCGTTATTTTCTACAACAACCAACGCTTCATTGTACATCTTACCATATCTAGCTATAATATCTGGAAATAAGAGGGGTGATATCATGTTATCACGATATATACCTACTTGTTTGAAGGGTTTTTCTGAGACATCAAAAATAGAGAAAGTGGAATAATCCTGTCCTCTACCTCTAGCGACATCGACTGTTATTATATAAGTATTTCCCACTTTGGGTTCTTGATATAGATGTACATTCTCTTTAGTCCATAACGCGTCATGTCCTTGTAGACCCAATAAACAGTTAGCACTAATTAATGTGTTTCCTGTACCTAAGAATGAGTTACCAAATTCTTGTTCAAACTGTAATTCAGAAGTATTAGCTATTGTCTGAGCTTTCCACTTCTCGTCTCTTCCAGGCACATCCCACCAATTGATTGTGTAGGGTTGATATTCATTCTTCCCATTAACACCCCCTTCATACAATTTGTGGAACATATTTCCAATACCATTAGCTGTAGATGTGATAATAACTTTTGATTTACCACCCGAGGTAACAACAGGATAGGTTGATGTATAGAATTGTTCCGCGTTATCTACGAATGCGAACTCGTCTAGGTATAGAAGGTTGACCGACATACCACGAATTGAATTGGCTCCAGTCGCGGAAGCGATGATTCTACTATCATTTTCGAATTCAATTGAACCTTTGTTTAAAACTTTAGTGCCTGGTTGTAAAAAGAATGGAACATGCTCTAACATGGTGGTGATTCGAGCTAACATCTCCCTCGCGGTTGAACCTTTGTTGGCTAGAATAGCGATTGTTTGTTCGGGTTGAAACAGAAGATACCAAACTAGATAAGCACAGGTAGTAATCGACTTACCAGACTGTCTACAAGCTAAGATAATACTAAAACGACTCTCATCAAAGTGTGTAATTAGATCGTCTTGGTATCCACGAAGTTTGAAAGGTACTAACCCATCATCTAGTGATATAATTTTTATATAGGTTTCAATAAAGTGGGCTGGGTCTTCCATACACTTCTTGTATTCTAAGATTTGTTCTTCTGTCCAACTCTCTGTAACACCAGATCGTTTGACATTGATGTTACCTAAGTAACCTTCATTCTTGTGCATTTTGTTTTAATAACTTCTGTAATTCAGCGGATGATCCAACAAATAAGTTGTTCTGGACTTTATCTGGTCGTGTTTCATCTTTATCTAACAGTTTCATTTTCGCTTGTAAATCAATCAACTTTTCTGTAGTTTCACTGACTGTCTTAATTAATTGTCCCGCTACTTCGTATACCCTAGGATGTTCAGACTCCTTCGCTATCTCTAAAATACCCTCTATGGAGTCCTGTCCTCGTTCTATGAGACCGTAAAAGATTTCTCGAGAGTACTTATAGTCATTTCCCTTGTCTTGGTCGTTAGAAGCGACAGTAGGGAGATTTTTTTCGGCTTGTACGATTTCCCCCTGAATATCAAGGAGCTCGTCTAATTTTTGATCGACTTTACTCATAATATGTATTTATAACTATTTAGGATCGCTTGATTTATCGTCTGAATATGTTATAGTAGGTTGTTCAAACCATTCGGTTACTTCATTGTATGTAATATCATCATCAGGGTCAGCATCAGCTGGGATTGGTTCGATTGTTTGATTAACTACTTTACCCGCGTTTTCCGAGTCTGTTATCTTTCCTGTACCACTTTCCATGTATGTTCTAACATTAGCTTTTCTAATAATTTCGGATGATGTCACAGGCCCATAGATATAATTTTTCATAGTAAATTCTAAAGTATAGGTTAAGGATTGTCTAGTTTCTAAATCACCTTCGTATGTATCTTCTTGTTGTACACTCGAAAGAATAATTGGTACATCTCTCTTGTCACCCATAGTAGGTACGGTATGGATTGTAACAGTATAATCTGGTGTAAAGTAAGGAAGAATCTGTTCAAGTATCTGTAACCCATCATCAGTATTTTTTACCAAGATACTCAATGTAAATCCTAAATTATAGGGAGCTGGAGAGTATTGTTGTTGCATCTTATTCGGATTTGATAAATCGGCTGCTCTAAACTGTGTTTTCTTGTTTAACTTTCTAGTAGCATCGTATTCAATAGAGGTCATCTCAAATCCCATTCTTGGAAGTGTCATAGCTACCGCTTTAGCTGTTGGGTCTAATGAAGCCTGTAATCTAGCGATCCATCTTTTTCTTGGCCCATAAGCTAACGGTACGGGAATTATTTTCCCATCCGATCTTTTAATAGTTATGTTATTAAACAAAGTTCCAAATACTGAAACAGCTCGTTTAATAGTTGAATGATAAAAATGATTTCCTAACATTATGTAGCGTCTCCGAACGGATTACCTTCTGAGAAATCAATTATTCCATCAGCATCTGTTTCTATATCTAAGTTAAAGGAACTAGGATCATTTGACATTTCTTGAGTTTCACCCAGACTATTTACACTTCTTCTGGACGCTAAACTGTCTTCAACAACAATGTAATCTCGTATGTTTTGGTCGAAACCTGTACCCGATTCTAATACTAATCTATCATCATTTGTATCACTTACCATGATAGCGTCTCTACCTGTAGTTCCGTCTGTAATATAATTTGGTAATGAAAGACCAGCTGTACCATCTTCAAAGTCGATGTAGTACCCTTCTTGACCAGTACCACTCATAGTGATTAAATCACCATCTAAAGTATCTTCTGCTATGATACGACCTAGTGTTGTATCTGTAAGAGAGAAAGTTTGATATGTCTCTGTAGTATCAGTTGTAGTAATTTTACCGATAGAAAGTTTGTTAGAGTCTTCACTCCAAGCAGCTACCGTACCACCGATGATAATACTATCGGTAATAAGTTGTGATACTTTTTCACCAACAATAAAGTCTCTGACTGAATCCGTATTCGCTAATGTTATAGTTGTAATAGCACCTAAAGCTAAATCTACACCTGTATCGATAGCGTTGATATTTGTATCGAAATCCTCTCCAGAATATTCGAAAAGGTCACAACTCATCTTAAAGGTATATAGTTTACCCATTTGATAGAATGTGTTTTCGTGTTCTACGAATTTAATTTCAAACAAACTGTTTGATAACGGGAAGTAAATTAAGTCACCTTCGTTTGGTCTTACTCCTGTAGCTAAGTTGGCGTCCAATGATACAAATCTTTCCCAACTTCTTCTGGAAATAATAAAGGAAGCTGAGTCTCGTGTTTCTATTCCAAACTTAGAATATAATTCACCCTCACCTTCAAATCCATCATTACCTTCAATGTACATTTCTATTTCGTAAGCATCTTCGAAACTAGATTCCGCGGCGTCACCTAAGATTGTATTTTCGTTGACTATACTTCTAGGTAAGTAATAACAATTGTGACCATAAAATCTTAAAGATTCTACGATCAAATCTTCTACTAAATTTTGTTCAGACTTTACAGCGTGACTGAAAAATACATTGGTTGCCATGATTCGACTACCCTATCATATCCATTACGGGTAATTCATACCCAAGTCTGAGGTCGTCTTCTAACTTAGTGATCTCTTCTTTAGCGTCATCAACTAGTTGTCTACCGTTGAGTGTTATACCACCCGGCAAAAGTATTCCTTCAAACTTAATTAGATTTTGACCCCACTGTAACTTGAGTTTAGCTGTCGCGTATTTCTTTAACCAGACATCATTAAAGATATCAGTAAAGGTTGTTGGGTCTTGTTTTCTAATACATTCTATAACAATATACTCACCAGCTCCAATATTACCACCCCAGTCCATATCAATGTAGAGTCTGTTACCATGTTTACTGTGTCTCATGAACGCGGAACCCACTAACATATCATCCAACATACCTAAATGTTGTTGAACCATTTCGTAATGTAATATAGAAGTAGATGTTAAGTCATACATATCATGTAGTCTTAACTGATATCTTAAATCAAACATATTGTTGGTACTAGAACTAATATCTAATACACGAACAACAGACATGATTGACTCGGGAAGTTCTATGTAGTTGTTACCTTCTAACCATGTAGTAGCACCGTTATCCGATCCACCACTAGTTGAAGAAGTAACATTTGAATTTGTTTTCTGATTGTCGATTTCAGATTGTGTGATTTGATGTTTTAAATAAGTTCTTATTGTACCATCATAATGATATTCAGTAAAAAACTGTAGGGAATCATCTAAGACATCATCGGCCTGATCGTCATCCACATTAATTTCAACAACAGGATACCCCAATTGTCTCTTACAGTAAGATAATAGTTCTGCTTTTGATGCTGGTATAGCCATATATAAATTCCTCGTTACTACTATTTATGTCAAATAGAAAGTTAGAGTCTGTATTCTCTTGACGCGGCTTCTTGAAATCTGTCTAATTTGTCGTTAATTGTTTTTAAAGAATCAAGAATACGGTTCATCTCTTCTGTCATCTCTCTTTTTGATACATAGTCGCGCGCTATCTCTTCTCGTGTCTTATTGAGAAGTATATCTTGTCTTCTAATTTCGTCATGTGTACTTCGAACCCACCAGGCCAGCGGCATGATTACTAGTGTTAGTATTACATTCCATATTAGATGTGACATTTCGAATTCCATATTATTTTACTAACCATTCCTCTACTGTGGCTGAGATATCTCGCATCTTAATCCAGTTTGTTCCTGTTTGTTGTCCTTTTTTTATTCTTAATTTGCCCATGAGTCCGACAATATCCCACTCTTTTCTATCTTCTCTATTTACATATGTTACAGTATCATCATAATCTGTATTAGGTATTCTATGGCCATCTGAATTTCTTATATATCTTCCATAATCATCTTTTTGGTATTTATCTTTCCAACTATTCCAAGAGTTGTCTCCAACCACCGCTGGATTTCCAGAAATAACACCGATAACTGTTTCACTTGATTCTGCAATTTTTATTTTGTTATCCACAAGTGATACACTGTATCCAACTCTATCTTGGCTACCTGAGTTTCCATCGTTCCATTCAAAGTATTCTGCGTAATCAGCTCCACCACCATTCCAGGCTCCGTCAGCATACGCTTGACCATCTCCTCTAAAATTAAACTCATTATCAGAAACAGCTGAACCATTACCACTGCTCAGTACTAAATATTGATGATTTACACTATTACTTTGCCAGGTGTCAACAGCAACTATATTTGTATAACCAGTAACATTGCCTTTATTTAAGAATCTAGCTGTTGGTGTATTGGTAGCTGTTATTTCAACATCTAATTGATGTGTGGGTGATGATGCTCCTATTCCAACCTTTCCAGAACTATCAATCCTCAGCTTCTCTGAGCCATTTATTTCGTATTTATGATGTCCATTAGCAGCAGCATTATAGATTAAAGAATCACCCTCACCTCT